AACCCGAGAAGTGCTGTCCGACAAAAAGAACTATCCCCCTTGCCATATGAACGCTTTGTTGGCTTTGCGTCCATGCAAAGCCTTTGGGCGTTCAACTTCGGGCATCCATGCCCGTCCCTTGTCAAAGGTGAGGTGCTGTCGCCCGAAAAAATTCGGGCGACTACCGGAGGGATTGTTTTACACCCACCAACCTCTCCATCTCCACAACCATTACAAAAGGACAATAATCCCTCGCCCCACGTCTGTCCTTTTATACAATACGTCAATCACTCACAAGTCTGTTCACCGGCTCATTCGTCAGCCTTTGGAACAGCTTCACCGCAAGACCGGTACAAAGCGCCGAAATAACAGTACCCTCCCTTGTTCCGACTATCGTGAAATCAAACAGCAACAGCGACAGAATCACCGCAAGCACCACACAGCTTACATCAAAAGCTATCTTTACATTACCGAAATTCTTGTTTGCCGTATCTGCTATCGCCTTTACAAAAGCCTCTCCCGAATTCATTATAACATTCGCCGAAACCGACAGCGACACGCCGAAACCCAGTATCACTATTCCGACAACCACCATTACAAGGCGCATTATGTAGCTTTCCACAGGAATAAACCCGACCAGCCACAGACCGAAATCGGTAAAATATCCGAACAGGAACGACAGCGGGATCTGCAAAAGCTGTATCAGCTGAAACTTCTTTCTGAGTATAATTATTGTTATTTGACAAGCAAAATCAGAATTTTTGACACGCAAAATACAAAATAGTAATAAATCTCATAAATAATAAAATCTCTTTGAATAATCGGCTTTTCTCAACAGCATTAATGGTAGATGTTGAAAAAACGGCTGATTTTTCAAAGAGATTTTGATTTATCATTTTTATATGGAGAAAATTCACTTTAATTGTGCCTGTTTTACAACTATTTAAACGGCGTTTTCACCAGAGCTATTTTATTTACGGAGATAATGGAGCAATGTAGTATTATCATCGTAAAGAAAATAGTGCTGTATCTATCAGTAGTTTCTTATCAACAGTTCCTTAAAACTGCCTGAAGATATATTGTTATTCCGAGAAAGTGAAATAATAGTGTAATCCTTATAGAGATCACGAATAAACATATCATCATTATAAGAAAGCAGAAATTTTCCTTGAATTTGCGAAAGCTGTGACGCAAGACGTTTATGATCATCTTCCGTAAATTCAATATCATAGTATTTTTCTGTTGTGTGATATGGTGGGTCAAGATAGAAAAAGGAACTCGGTCGGTCATAAACCTTAATCAAATCCTCAAAGTCTTTGTTCTCTATTAAAACGTTTTTTAAACGGTCTGAAATAACCGATAGATAATCTTTTGAACGGTAGAGTGGCTTTTTACTGCACCCGAAAGATCTGCCATCGGCGCCAAAGGATAAGCGCATTTTTAGAAAATATCTTGCCGCCCGTTGTATATCGGTAAAGCCTCGACAGTTCAACTGTTGAGATACATCACAGAAAAATTCTCTGCTGTTATAAAAACCGTCTATTTCACGCTGCAGTTCAGAGCAATGATATTTAATGCACCGCATTAAATTAACGAGATTACCGTCTGCATCATTGTAAATCTCTAAATCTGCTTGCTTTTCTTTAGTAAAAAGTACCCAGGCGCCACCGCCAAATACTTCTATATAACGATTAAATTGTTCAGCACTTGGAAACATATCGCTTATTTTATTGCGCAAAAGACGTTTTCCGCCTATGCGGGGAATCGGACTGTTTATCATTATGAACCTCCTATACTATATAAATATAAAAGTGGGGCGTTGCCGCCCCACCGCTAAGATATTAAACTTTTTTAAGATCGGTAATATTAAACGCCGTATTTATCGCAAGCACTGTGCTATCGGGAGATCTGTTGAGGACTACACGGTTGCCATTTACACTCGAAACATAGAAGCGTTTATAGAAAACCCAGTCATCGATAGGCATACCGTCATAGGTTTTGCTTCCGCTCTTTATTCGAACGATATCTCCGACATTTATACTCAAAGAATCAGAAGCTGTGTTGCTTTCGGAAACGGCTTTTTTCGATGAAAGCATAAGATCTTTGCAGAACATCCATCCGGTATCCAGTTCTGCTATTCCGATGCAGGCTTCTGTACCGTCTTTCGATAATCGCTGAATAACAAATTCAGTCGTATAAACAGCTGATATAGGTTTTACACCGTTTGAGAAGACCGCACCCGATTTAACCTTAACCTTATCTCCGGGTTTAAAACTCGATATTTTATTTTCGGCTTTATCTTCTTTATTTACGGTATTATTTGATGTAGTGTGTTCTTTGTACCATTTTGCTGTAATTGTAGGGTAGTCCACAAAGCAGATGTTGCTGTCGACTTTTCTGTCATCGACAATCTCCGTTCCCCACTGCCATATTTTCTGATTATAGTCAAATTTGCTCGGAATATCCGGACTTTCCGTCCAGTGTGCAAGCCATATATCTATGTCAGTCAAACGTTCTCTGTCATAGTAATTCTGCATCCATGAAGGGTTTGCGTATACACCCGAAGGCAGCCCGATTTCGGTCATTTTCTTGCAGAATTTCAGTGCCATATCGGTTCTTTCTTTGTTTGTGAGATTGTCGATCTGACGCTGTTCCTCCATGTCGAAAAAAACGGGATATTCAGGTTTTAATTCCTTTACAACCTTCACACAAGCGGCAAGTTCTTTGTCAAACGCTTCGTCCGAAGTTGCTTCGAAATACCAAAACAAACCGTAAGGTATTTTTCGATTAGTACATTCATTGAGATAACGCCGAAAATATGTATCTTCATCGGTGCGTATACCTGCACGAATTATTACAAATTTTGCACCGGATTTCTCAATTTTATCAAAATCGATATTTTCCTGAGCACGACTGATATCAAATCCTTTAATTCTCATCTGTGTTACCCTCCTTGTTATTACTGTCTGCAAGACCCTCGCCGATAGTATAGGCAAGTACTGCAGCTCCCGACATCAAACAACCCGATACGGTAGCCGCTGTTTCGTCCGATCCGCCAAAAGCAATTATCAAACCGGTTATAAAACCGGTTAATGATAACCACCATTTACGGCTTGTTAATTTGCGTTTCCAGTCAATTTTATTCATAGTTTTGTCCTTTCCGCCTATTCGGCTACCTTTTCCATGCCCTGCTGTGCAAGGATTTTTTGTGCTTCTTTGCTGTTGTCGGGCACTACAATTGCACCTTCGAGTGTTTCACCCTCAGTTTCTATGCCGCCCAATACAAAAGTGTCATCTTCAAATATCTGCATATAAGCTCCTTTCATCTGCTGTTTGTGTATCGTATCATAAATGATAACGCAGTTGTTCCTGTCATTGACATCGTAACAGATCCGTTGTCTAACGTTACACTCTCTGATGAGCCGTTGCTGATAGTCAACATCACACGTTCTATACTCGCCGTAGGTGATAGTGCAAACACTTTACGATTACGCACAGGATTTAGTGCATTATCATAGTATGCTTCGATTTCGACTACGCTGAACCCCTCGCCGTATGTTGTGTATGCGAAGGTTTTCGGATTGTCTTCAGTGACGCTGCCATATACAACGACATCTGTATCACATTTCCATGCTGACCACGCCCCGTCATTGCACCATCTTGTATAAGTCCGTTTTCGTGCTACGGAAGTATAGCGTTGCATGGTATTAAAAGCCCCTGTGTTGATATTTCGGATATTGTCGACCGACAATTCAAACGGTTCATTGGCGGATATCGGACGGTTCTCAATATTCTGCGCAGATACTGATGCGCAAAAATACCGCTTACTTTTACTTTTATCTGATGATTCGTTCAATTTGATATCATCAAGGTTTACTGTCTGTCCGGTTATCTCTGTAGCTTTGAGATAATCCTTGCTGTCAAGCTCATAAGGTGTCACCGCTCCGATTTCTTCAGCCGTGTAAGTGGGCTTACTGTCGGCTTTCGCCCAGTCCGATATGTCACCGGTTTTCAGATATTCCGACAGGTCAATATCGTAAAGGTTGACATATAACAGCTCTGACCATGGAGTATTACCATCGCCTATTTTAATGCCGTGCTGACCGCTTTCAAAGTCGGTTATACACATATATCCTTTTGGGGGTACAAATGAAGAATGAAGAGTCCACTCAGCCGGTGAACGCATATCCTGAAGTAACTGGGCTTCAAGTATTTCCGCCTCCGATGAATTTGGCTCAGCTACAGACTGAATCTGCTTTATCGAAAAATAATCTCTGCCTACGCAATAATAAGCACTGATTTTTGACGACCATTTATGTGCAGAATTGTCGCTGCTGTCGATATAGAGAACATCTGTGTCTCCCAGCTCGGGAAAATCCGCTGTTCCGTTCGCTTCAATCACTTTTGATACTGTTTGCGTTACATCTTTCTTTTCCAATGGAGATCGTGTTAATTGAACTGCCGAATTATATTCATCAACTGATGAAAAAGAAACATCCACCGTTTGAGAAGATTTCCACATATACTCTTCTGGAGAAACAGACAAAGTGTTGTGAAAATTAATTCCAAGTATAACTCTGGCACGTCCGCATGGAAACTCAGTAGATGGCGGATAGATTTCACGCCACTTTAATGCTTTTGAAAAGTTACCGTGTCGTGCTCGTACACTTGTTTCGATTTTTTTTACTGTGTCTCCATCAACAGTCGTGTATTCGGACATCAAATTTATCCAATATTCCGTGTACTCGGAATATTGTATGACTCTCGTTATATCTAAATAAAAGCTAAATTTTACAAACGACTGTGCATATATTTTATCTGATCCGTAAATTCCGTTAAAAACAGTAAAATCACCACAAATAGCCCCTAAACCATCATTATTATATGTTGCTTTGAAACCTTGAACAATAATATCTGTATCTCCACCATCTAAGCCATACGTTATTTTATCGTCTACGCTGTATCCGATTATGCTGTAATCGTATTTCAGATATTCTTTTGTCCTTTCGGAAATTATAACGGGATCATTTATAATAGTAGTGCTGTTGTATTTTCCTGCTCCCGCATTAGATGTATGATCCGCTGCGGCACTATACCTGTTTGACGACTGTTCGGTGCTTTCGGCTGTTGATGTGATTTGTTCTGAAAAACCGCTGTCTTTACTTAACGAGTAAGAAATTGCGGTTACAGTAACTTTTTTTGTTGTTCCGTTACTGTTTACAGTCGCAACATCATCCGGAAGCAACCACCCTCTGCCTCGTCTTGATATATCGGCAGCATAGTAATGATAGCCTCCGAGCTTATTCCAAACGTATTCCATAATTTCTACCGTTGCAAGCGGATTAACCGCTTCAAGCACTCCCGGCAAAGTCTCATCATAAGCAGTACCGTTTGCATCAATATAGAACGCTGTATCGGTGCCGATTGTAAAGCGTATGCCTTTTACAGTAAATCCACTGTCCTGAGCGACTGATAAGCTTTCGCAAGCACCTTCTTCAATTGTTTCAACACTGTTTGAAGGGCGTGTAAATATCAGTTTATCATTTGCATCAAATTGAGCATTACAACCGTTGCAGGCGGCAATAAAGCCGATTATTTCACGGTATGTGTAATATTTATTTGTCGGATTTGTTGCCTCGCTGTTATAAATCGGTTTCGTTTTTACTTTTGCAAAAGCTTCACAGGTTACGCTCAGGGAAAAGCCGTTAATTTTGCTGATATACTCAAGCATTTCCTGATGAGTTGCAGGAAAAGATAAAGATTCGACCTTCCCGTCAGCACTGCCGTTAAAGCTACACGGTTTATCGAGATAATAAAATCGATCATACGCTTCTATTGACACATATCCCTTTTCTTGAGTTAAATCTGTAATATAGAACGTTCCGATTTGCGTCAATGCAGTAAATCCGATAGAGGCGGTTATTTTATAAGCATCCATCGTCGGTAATATCGTTGCACGGATTGTTGCAGTCAGTCGTGCTGCTGCTGTTCCACCTATACTAAGACCGCCATCAGACGGCGAACGTGAAAGTTCAAATGATACAATATCATCAATGCCGAAATCTACAGTGCCAATTGAAATTTTAGCATTGATATTTCTTACAGGCTTGGTAGCGTTGCTTTTGAAGCTTGACGATACAGAAATCATATCTCTTCCACCTCCACTGACACATCTTTATAACAATCTCCGAGCTTTACATCGGTAAAAGCATACGGCGCAGATATATCACCTTTTGCATGAACGGTATAAGAATCACCGTTTACCTCAAGCGTGAAACTACTGCTTTTTAATATAGCGAAAACAGACGTCCATTTTGCCGCAGGAATTATGCCAAAAGCGATAGAACCGGAGATCTTAAAATCTCCGAATCTATCGGTGTATGCCGTTCCGTTCAAGCTGTATGAAGTACTCTCGCCACGGCATGAATGACGTAAATCGCAATTTGTGACGTACTCGGAAATGTCTATGTTCTGAATTTTCACTGTCATATCTATGCCTCCTATAATGGTGATTTACCGGTTTGCTTCTGAATTTTCTTTATCCCCTTGACGGTAGCTTTTGCAAGTGTGTAATCATTTGTTTTCAGCGTGACATCAAGCGTATACTGCATCTTTTCCTGTGCAGTTTTCAACTTTTTAAGTTCTGATACCACATCATTAAGTGTTGCATCGGCTTTTTCTGCTGAAGCGGACACCTTAGAAGCAGCTGATAATCCGCTTATAAGCTTACCCGATTTGCTGTTACCGACCTTGCTTGCTCCGATTCCTGCGGCGAGTTTTGCATTAGAAGTGCTAACATCATCCCATACAGTCGGAATATAAGATGTTATATTTATATTCTGAGTCCCAGTTGATGAACTGCTACTTGAATTTGTCTTTTTGGAAGACGAGGTTAAAGAGCTTTTTTTCTTTGCACTCGATGAACTTGTTTTCTTTGTGCTTGACGTTTTCTTTTCTTCTTTTGCTTCCGGTACATAAGCATAGTCAGATGCACTGTAGGTTGATGGCGTATAAGAATATGTAGGTGCTTTATACGATGTTTTTCCCGCACTGCTATATGAATAATTTGTTCCGGCACCGGTATATCTTAAAGCTGCTTTTCCTTTACGCTCCTCTTCTTCAGCAATGCTTTGACTATAAGAAGATTTACCTTCCTCCTCTGAATAACCCTGTGAATATAGCCCGTTATTATTTCTGACGTTGTTATACCACTCTTTAACCTTATCCTCATTGACATAATCCTTTAATTGTGAATTGAAATATTCTTTCTTTTCCGCTGTATCAAGGAATTTGTTTTTGGCATTTGATAATGCCTCGTCAGCTGATTTACCGCTTCGTAATTCCTGAACTATAAATTTATTCATATCACCATGCAAATCGGTATATTTCGTGCTCAGCTCATTCGCTCTGATCTCTTCCTGATGTGTAGCGGCATACATTTCCTCGCCGATTTTTTGACAAGCCTCCTTGACTTCGTTGTACCAATTTGAGAGATTGCTGCCGAAGATCGAATCAATTGTGCTTAATACGCCATCAAACAGATTAACAAGACCGTTTCCGAAAGATTCAAAGCCGCCCATAATATCACCGGATAAGAAATTTGTAACGCCGGAAAAAACATCTGCAAGTGAATTAACAAGCCCCGCAACAATATCAAGAGCCGGACCGAGTATCTGTAACAGCACATCTGCAAGCGATGATATTACAGGCATAATAGGCGATAATGCGCCATCAATAAGACCGATAACAGCTGATAACAATTTTCCAACAGCGGAAATAACGGCACCGAGCGGTTCGGCAAGCTCAGCCACAAGTTCCAGAATCGGAGTAAGCAGTTCGATCACAACATCAAGTATCGGCAATAATGCTTCGATAACTTCCATAAGCGGTGGAAGAAGCGTATCCACGATCTTAATTATCGGCGGTAACAGCTTATCAAAAAGCTTAATCAATGTCGGAACAAGCTTCTGAATAATGTGTGTAACGCTTTCGAGAATGGGCTTAAGCAATTCCATAAACTGTGGCAGTATTCCGGTGATCAGCTCAATGAGCGGCGGAATAAGCTCGGAAACGCTGTCAAGTATCGGCTTAACCTGCTCAATTATCTGCGGCAACAATTCCGATATGATAGGCTCAACAAGCTCTATTACCTCTTTGAGCACGGGAATAATCTGTTCGCCGAGCGGGATCAGAAGCAGTTCGATTGTACGGGAAAGTCCGTTGCACATATCGGATAAGCTGTTGTATTTAACGCCTTCCATCTCGCCCAGTTTGTCCCGGGTTTTATCGATGCTATCGCCAATTTGAGCCATAGCAAGAACTGCATCTTCACCGAGATCTTCCCACTTTGTGCCGTAAAGCGCAACACCGGCGGCATTGCGGTCTACATCACTTTTGCAGGCTGCAAGCTTTTCGTTGACCAGCTTGAATGCCTGATAAGCACGGTCGCCACCTGCGGCAAATTCTTCACCGAGCTTTGTTGCGTCAAGCCCGAGCAGAGCCATTCCGTCAGCGGTAGTCTGACTGCCATCCTTTGCTCTGATAGAAAACTCTTTAAAAGCATCATTCAGAAAATCAACTTGAAACGCACCGTTTTTTGCGCCTTCTGCCATCATAGACATGGCTTCTTCGGCAGTAAAGCCCATATCAGCATAGTAAGTGCTGTACTCGGCAAGCTGATCGGCTATGTCACCGTTCTGATTTAAGCCCTTTTCTGCACCCTGAGCAAGGAGATTATACGCTTCTTCAGCTGTAATGCCAAACTGCTTCATTAGAGCATTTGCTCCACGGATACCCTCAGAAACGTCTATATCGTATGTATCCGATAAAAGATATGTGCTTTCAATAACCTTTTGAAGCTCATCGTCTGTGACGTCTTTCATCTGCTGCTTGATGAGAGCAAGCGTGTTGGATATATCATCAAAGCTTTCGCCATAATTATCGCCGTAAACTTTCTTGATGATGTCACCGTATTTTTCGGCTTCTTCCGCCGTAAGACTGAGTGATGCGGTTAGCTGATTGTTAGCCTTATCAAGCTCGTTTGCTGCGGATATAGCTTTTCCTGTTGCCGCTACAGCTACCGTGCCTGCTGCAGCAAGTCCGGCACCAACAGCAGCGCCGATGCCTTTTCCGACGCCTTTAAGACCTGTGCCGATTTTTGAGCCTATGCCGGAAGTTTTCTTTTCGACTTCTGAAGAAAGCGTATCGGTACTGTTGATAATTTCTTGCGTATCCTTTTTATAGTTATCAACTACTTTGTCGCCTTCTTTTTTTGCAGTCTGCGTTACAGCTTCCTTGTTTTTCTTTTCGGTCTGCACTACTTTGTCAGACTGCTTCTTTGCTGTGTCTGTTATATTCTTCTGCGTCTTGGAATTGTCGTTCTCTATTTCATCGTTTGCTTTTTTCACAGCCTGTGAAATGTTTTCCTGTGCCTTTTCAACGACTTCTTCCTGCTTTTTTGAGCCTTTTTGTGCGGCTTCGGAAACCTTTTTGTTTGCCTCCGCCATATCGCTGTCGATTTTGCTCAAGTCTGCACGGACTTCATATTCAACTCTTCCATCGCTTTCCGGCATAATCTCACCTCTCTTCTGCCTGTTTTTCGAGAATGCCCCATAACCGTTCCCAACCGTCCTGAGCCGATTGTTTGTTTACGGGATTTTTAATTGCATACTGTGCTTTAAGTTTTAACAGTGCCGATATCTGTTCTTGATTTTTACCGTTAGGTGCAGGGACAGGGCGTGTGCGTATGTCGATAATATTGCACATCCGTGTATCGGACGGCAAAGCTCCGAGAAGGGAAACAAATTCCCACCACTGTAGCTTTCCTTGTTCTTTGAATAAGTCGATACCGTAGGCTTGCCTAAATGCGGCATAAATATAAGGCGCATCCTGATCGAAGCTTATCGTTTCCGCTTCCGAATCGGAAGTATCTTTATCAAAATTGATAAGCTTGTCAAAAATCTCATTGACGACTTCAGCTCTTACTGCAAGGCTTCTTACTTTAGGAGCTGCTACGAGCCAGTCGAAGATAATATCAAATAAATCTATATCATCAAGCTCGTTTTTGCTGAGTATCTCGAACGCCGATAAAACACGGTCAAAACTCAAATTTAACGTATAACAAATGCCCCCGACTTCTATACTGCGGGGGCAAGGCTGCGACAATGAATAAGTACTCATTAGCGGTACTTATGTAACGCTCTGATCTGAGCCTTACGATTGCGGAGTGTTTCGTTGATTTTCGGAACAATAACGGCATTTATGAATGGAACTACCTGAATGCCCATTTCAATGTAATTGTCCTCAAAAAATTCAAGCAGTCTTTGTTCCGTCTTCGCCGAATATCAGCTCGAATATTGCAATCACAGCGTTACCATACGCTTCATAAGCACATTCAAGATCTGTTTCAACACCGTTTTTCCGAATTTCTTTAAGACGTCTTTCTGCATCAATAACTTCCGTCTGCTTCTTTCGAAAAGCTGTGCAGACAGCGTCTGCGTCTATGTCTATATCAATGCTGTCGATGACGTTTCCGTTTTTATCAGACAGCTCAAGAGTTTCCGTAATTTTCTGTGTTCGTGTGATTTTGTATGCCATTGTTATCCTCCTGACAAAAATTCAGCAGTGTGCCTGTCGGCACACTGACTGTTTTTTGATGTAATATCAGACACCCGAAACGGTGGCTGTTGTTATTGTGGGTTTGCCGTTAAAGGCGATTGTGCAGCTTATAGTGTTGGGAGCTGTAGATTCACCGCCGCCGATACCGGTAGCTGTAACCGTGACGGGACAGGTGAGAACCTTGCCGTTACGGGTTATCTTGATGTCAGTTACTCTCTTTGATCCGATCTCATACTGAATTTCATCAAGAAAAGTACAAACGGGATCGTCCTTGATAAAATCGCCCGCAAGCACTACCGTAGGTGCTGCGCCGACTACCGCAGAGCTTGCAAATCCGCCGTCTGCAAGATAAGTTGCACTGTATACGACCTCGTTTATTGCAGTTGTTACCGACTTGAATGCCTTGCGCATATCCGAATATGTAGCCGATTCTCCTGTAGGAGTAGTATTGATCTCTACCTTTATTTCGCTGTTCAGCTCGGCTTT